AGAACTCGAAATCATTGAAGTAGACCTCAATCTCTTTACAGGCAGAGTCGCAAAAGGCAACCAGCAAGCCCTTCTTGATACCCAAGCAACCCATATACCAAAGCATCTGGGCGCGGTAGTTAGGTGGGATTTCATCATTGAAATAGTTGCGCGAGAACTTCACCTCAATCAGACACAGTTCGCCATGCTCATCGATATAGAAAGCATCAGGGTTAGCTCGCATCCAAGGATGCTCTAGGTTCTCCCAAGTGCCAGTGCGCCACACAGCCCAGTCAGGATGCTCGGCAGCAAAGACATCTAGGATTGGTTGCTCAAGAGCCTTGCCTAGTTTCATGCTCATGCTCGGCACAATCTTGCTATCAATCTGGCCAGTGCGCTTATAGAACAGGCTAAGAGGTGACTCCCACTGGTTCAGACCTAGCAGAGTGCCAATCATCGAGCCGGTGATAATGCCAGGCTCATCTCTCATCGAGTGCCATTCAGGCGAGTCATCCTCGAAAACTCCAAGGCAAGTCGCGGTGGTGATCGCTGGGTGGTTAGTAAGCATTGAATCCCCTTTCACTATTAGGTTAGAGGATACCGCCGACATTTGGTAAATGGCTAGAAAGAAACTAACCTAGAGAAATGGAGATTGTTGTATTTGGTAATCAGGATGCCGAGAAGTCTTATCGCAAACTAATGGAGGCGATGCTGGCAAATGATGGTGCTGAGTGCGCACAAGTGCCGGACATCTTCTTTGTAGAGGATTGGTCAGCATACAAAACCGCTGATGTCTTACTGGCTAAACAGATCTGTGGTAGATGCCCAATGAAACTAGAGTGCCTTGAGTATGCAATGGATCATGAGGAGTTCGGCATCTTTGGAGGGTTGACCCCTCATGAGCGCCGACAGTTCAAAGCGCTTAGTAAAAACTAAGGCTTTAGTTCTTCATCCTCATCATCACCAAAATCTGACCAGTCAAAAGATTCCTGCTCGGCAATTTCCAGAGCATCCTTGATCTGCTCATTGTCCTCAGCCTGTTGAGCTACCACCGCGCGGAATGTCTTTTCGACATCCTCTAGAGTCCAGTGAGCCTTCCAAATCAAGATGACACCTAGAACAGTGATGATAGTTCCTAGCACTGTGCCGACCGCGATAAGACCGCCCCAGAACCAGCCGACAGGAGTTGGGGCTGAGATGCCAGCGCCAGTGAGGAAGAAGGCCATAAACACACCGATGACTCGGATGAGGATCGACTGGCTAATTTTCTTCATCTTCTATCCTTCGCAAGCGCAGGTCGCGCAGTGTTTCACTGAGGCAGGGGTGGCAGTTGTTGCAACTGGTTGGGCATTGGCTTTTTTTTCGGCAGCAATCATCTTGACCAGGAAGGTGTGAGGGTCATACACCTTGCCAGTGATACCGCCACCGCTAGTGAGCGAAAGGGTGAAGTGTAGGTGTGGGCCAGAAGATGCAGAGCCAGTCGAACCAGCAAAACCGACAGTCTGACCCGAAGTGACCTTAGCGCCAACCTTCAAAGATGACTGCTTCTCCATATGGCAATACATGAAGAACCACTTGCCAACCTGAATCTCAACAACCCAACCCAAAACCTCAGACCACTTGTTCAGGGTGACCTTGCCATCGCCCACAGCGACTAGAGCAGTCCCTAAACCAAATTTGAAGGCTCGCTTTCCTGACAAGTCAAAGCCATTGTAATCACAGCCTCGGTGAGGGCCAAGACCCATAGCCTTGCGCTCAGCCGAGTGTGAACCGAAAGGATCAGCGACCTTTGGGAATGGCAAGCGCCAGTTGTAAGTCACTTGCCGACCGTCACTAGAATCTGTGCAACCGCAACAATCACACCGCCGAGGACACCGCTGACACCAGTCATTTGGTAAATCTTCTTCTGAAGATCGCGCACATCTTTTTCCAGCTGGCGGTATCCGCGCATTTCTGTTTTTACCTCTGTCAGGTCTTTGACAATGGTGATGAGGAGTTCGCGGTCGGTGGTTTCGGCCATTTCGGTTCTTTCTGGTGTCAGGTTGCGTAGGCCTTGAAGGGTTTGTTATTCGGTGTCTGGCTCTGGCTCGGTTACAGGCTCGGTGTCCTCTGGTTCTACAACCACAGGGGCTTCCATAATGCCCTCAGCGACAGCCCAAGCCACATACTCAGGGTTTGCTTCATCAGCAGGAAAAGACTTAAAGTTACCATTACCCAAGTCAAGGACTATGTGCTTTTGAAACCCATTTAGAGTTTCAATTTCGATTTCTTCAAAAGTCATTTTTTATCTCCTAGAGTTCAGCGCTAAAGCCAATATAGGCACTTGGGGAACTATTACCCACAAATCTTTGCGGTAGTCCTGCTGTAAATGTTCCACCAACTTGAATAACAGGGCAGATGTTACTCGGGTATGAGCCATCAATCGCGATTGAGGTAGTTGTTGTAAAACTTGTATTTACACAGGTGTAACTACCAACTGAGCCAAACTCAACAGCGCTAGGCGCAACTCTCATAGGCACAGGTAACTGAATGATAATTTTTGCTGAGGATGTATTTTCGGAGTTTCCAAAACCAAACTGCCAGAAGGATGATGATTGAGAAGTATTGCGGTAGTAGTAGCGCTGACAGGCTGCCAACTCACCCTGCAAAGTTCCACCAGCGCGAGAGAAAGGAGTCGCAACCGAACCAACCTCCAACTGAATGTCGCTAAGGTCAAGAACCGAACCCGAAGCCGAAGTCTGACGGAAAGCAAACCAAAGATAAGAACCCGCGCCGATAGTCTTGCCCGTAATGCTAGGAACAGTAGCGGTCAAGGTGAATCGCTGCCATGAAGTAGTTAGGTTGTAAACATTTGCGCCAAAGGCCACAAAAGTTAGACCTGTTGAACCGCCGCTACCAAATGACTGGCCGAGTGACGGCGTGACGGTTCTAGCGGAGTCTGCCTTAGCCCAAAAAGACAGGGTTACAATTTGACCTGCATAAGTTCTAACATCTTCAATGCGCTGTTGAGCGGTGTCATAAACTGTGTTGCTGCCCACAGTGGTGATAGTAGAACGGTAAAAGAACTCGCTGTTACTGCCGCTAGGTGCTGAACCTGGAGTGAATGATTCGCGGGAAACACTCCAAGTTGTTGGCGCAACATCGTAATTGTTGTTCTTCCAACGGTCTGCGGTGTATTGAGAAAATGATGGACTAGCAAATGTAGTGCCTCGCTGCCAGAAGTCAAAACCACCATTGATGACCTTGTTTTTGCCAGCAACATCGAAACCAGCCCAAGCAGGAGTTCCCGAACCCGAACCATTAGTGCCAGAACCAGTAGCAACAAGCACACCATCAAAACCAGCAGAGCCAGAAGTCACAGTATCCAAAGAAGTGTTACCACCAGCAGGCTTGAAAGAACTAGCAACAGTTCCAGACTCAAGCTGAACACCCCACAAATCAAGAGTCCAAGATTCTGTCGAAGCAGAGGCAGCCTGACCAATAGCAACCGAAATGTGAGAGGCTGGGCCAATAGTCTTTCCAGCAATGCTTGGAAGGTTAAGAGTCAAAGAGTAGCGAGTCCAGTTAGCCGTCAGAACAAACTTGGAACTGGTAACAGTTACACTGCTAGAACCTCCAGTGCCGAAAGTCTGAGTGGAGTAAGCATACAAACCGCCTTCAGTAGTCGGGTTAGTTCCCTTAGCCCAGAAAGACAAAGTAACAGTCTGACCAGCAAAAGTGCGAACATCATCAATGTTCTGGCGCAGAGCGGTAAAGTCATTGCCAGTAGTAATGGCAAGGCGAGCAAAGTTAGTTGATTCATAGCCTGCAACAGGTGCAGTTCCAGGAGTAAAAGCCTGAGTGCTGTAAGTTCCAGTTCCACCAGAACTGTTCCAGAACCAGCGGTCATGACCATAAGTTGCATCAGTCCGGCTAGTGAAGCCGCGAGAGTTTAGGTGAAAGTCACCATTGGCAACTAGGTTCTCACCAGCCTGTTTTGCAAAGGCAGTGCCAGTGTAAAACACAACCTCATCAGTATCGCTTAGGTAAAAGTTCATACCCTCAGCAAGAGCAGTGCCATAAGCAGAACCAGCCGCAGCAGTATTAGCAAACTTCATGACAGACTGATCCATCAAGTAACCATCAACATCAGCAGCTGAAAGAACAGCACCTGCCTGAAAATCTTTTCTACCGAGTCCGGCCATAACTAATCCTTAACCTAGAGTTCCTGTGTCTAGTCTACCAAAAACCACATCATCCAAGATGAGTGGCACATAATCAAGTGTAGAGAAGCCGAGTGTCACTTGGTGACGGCGCACATCGGCGCTGTGAGAAATAGCAATAACTTCCGCAAACTTCTCAATGGCTGGGGCTATCCCATTAGGGGTGAACTTGATTCGGCACAAGCTACCAATCTCAAGCCCAAGAATCTGGCTGGCTTCAGCATCACTAATCTCATCTAGGTTGATAGTCACAGCTTCAAAGCGGAACTCAGGGTTTGCATACTGTCTAGCAAGGTGGACTGCGAGAGCATCCACTTCTGCGCTGTCAGCCATGAGCAGATCGGTGCGAGTGTAAGTCTGGATACCATACTGGTTTTGGCTGTCAGTGTCATTAGCAATGGCTGTGCCAGCAGCGGTGATTACCGAACCAATAACAATCTGGTTGTAAAGAAGCTCTGAACCATACACAACTTGCATACCTGTGTATTTGATGCCTGTGCCATCATCGGCAAGAGTGAGAGCGGTTGAACCATCTGGCAGGATAGTGTCCGCATCTTGGAAGATTAGGACACCTGCCTTGTTTACAAACAAGCGACCCGACTCAGTGGACTCAATGGTTTGCAAATAGGTTAGGACATTGCCATCATTCGGTTTGACATCCGCACCGAGCAAGACTGTTCCTGTGTCGATGCTTCTTTGGTCGGCTGGCCAGTAGACATCCGAGCTGTCAAGGATGCTGGTGATGCGCGCACCTGACAACTGTGAGGTTGCTGTGCCACCAGTAAGAGTCTGGTTGGCTAGTTTAGCGAAAGCATCCGAAGCGCCAGCCTGAGCGGTGCTATCCCCTTGTGGGGCATAATCGAGATTCCAGTCATCGACCAGCATTGTTGCTTGACGGATACCATTTGAGGTGATGCGGACTTCTCGCTTAGGAATAACCTGCCCATAGAAAGGCGAAGCCTCATAGGTTGGGTCAAAGGCGCGGTCATTGTTGCTCAGGGTAATCGAACAAACACCAGCCTGATAGTTGTCTAACTGGCGCGACTTACCTCGGCGGATAGAGAAGTTGCGCACTCGCTCAGTGACATCGAAGAAAATAACACCCGACAGAAAATAACTGGTGTTATCAAGCACACCCTTCACAGGGTCATCAAGGACAAAGAAAGGGCCAACCGAAGCAGGGAGGTCAAAGCCAAGTTCTACAAGTTCAGTTGTCATTAGAGTCCTAGGATTCGGGTCAGACCGCCAGCACCAGACTGCTTAGTGTAAGTGCCTAGCGCATCAACAATCATCGCAGGGATTTCTTGCTTACTAGCAATCATGCCAGCCTCAACCTTAATATTGTAGACATTCTGCCCAGCAGGGTTAGTGCCAGTCGAGGACACTCGACCATAACCAGGAATGAAGTCTGTCGCATCAATGCCCAAACCAGGCATCACAGGCGCGGTTGGCGAAGCGAGGTTCAAAGACAACTCAGAGTTGAAAGCTGAAGCGAAAGCACTAGCCATCGCCTTCGCTTGGTCAATGAGTTCCTGATCCTTGCTTCTAATACCCTCTAGCAAACCATTGGTTAGGTCTACACCTGCACCATACATGACCTGAGCGGTCTGCTCGCCAATCTCAGCGCCCACAGTGTTCAACTGAGAGAAGATGCTGTTTAGTTCGCCAACAGTTCCAGCCTGACCATTGATGATAGCCTCAGCGGTTGCAGAGCCGGCATCAACACCCGAGTCCACAATCTGCTTGTAAAGGTTCTGATCCAAACCAAGGTCGCGCAACTTCTGGAGGCTGACAGCGAAAGCCTTAGTCTTGTCCAGAATGGCGCGGAAGTTGTTAACTAGGTTGCCAGTAGTTGTTTGCTCAACCAGCTTCGAGCGAGTGACCATGATGCCATCAACTACCGAGGTCATGGTTTCAGTGACCTGAGTTGACTGCTTATCTAGCAGGTTAGTGATATTGCCGAAGGAAGCAATCGCGCCCTGGACATCAGACTTGACCGCCTTGGCAAGAGAGTATTTCTCAGCAAGGGCATCGCGCTGTGAAGCAATCTTCTCAATCGCCACTCGCTCTTTAGCGACATAAGCCAGCAGTGAAGCACCGGCATCCAAAAACATCTCAGAGTTTTCTTTGACATTTTGAGCAATAGCATCGAAGGAATCTGAAGCGGCTTGAGCGAAGCGCCCTAGGCTCTTCTCCTCCATTGCTAGAGGCTTGACAGCATCAACCAAATCAAGAAGGCTTAGGCGGTAGTCATTGACCGCTGTGACCTGCTCAGAGTAAACGGCCAACTGCTCGCGATAGGTTGCCATCGCTTCTTCAGCAGCTTTAGCCATCTCAGCATTAGCGGCAGCAACAGACTTAGCAATCGCGGCTTGTTCAGCGGCAGCCTTCTTAGCCGCAGCAGCCGCAGCGGCAGCAGCCTTCTTGAGCGCAGCCTCATCAACAAACTTGCTACCCTTTAGTTTCTCACCAGTTGAGTAGACATTTAGCCCTAGTGTTTTACCTGCATCTGACAGGGCAGAATAGCGATTGTATGCTGCGCGAGTATCAGTTTCGGCTTTCTTCAGAGCGGCAATCTCAGCCTTAGCAGCATCAGCAATCGCCTTGTTGCGACTCTTAGCCTGAACCTCCAGACCCATCATGCGAGTATCAGGAGAAACTAGGTTCTTCTGCAAAGCCTTCTGGCGAGCATCCAAGGTAGCAAAAGCATCGCCTATCTTGCCACCACTCAACTGAGCTAGGAAGGTAGAGAAGGAAGCCAAACCATTGAGGAACTCGCCCGAGTTCAGGTTCTTTCCAAGGATGACAATGTTCTCGGCAATAGTGCCAACACCATCAGCGAACTCACTAAGTGCCGCTTGGCCATCTGGAGATGACACATACTCAGCAAACTGCTTCAGGTAAGGAAGTAGATAAGTTCCAATCTGCTCTTGCATTTCGCCAAAGACAGTTTGCAACTGAGCATAAGGGTCATTATCGGCAGCGGCTTCGGCAGCGCCATTGAATTGCTTTTGCAGTTCAGCCATCGGATCGACAGCATTTTTAAGGCTAGGAATCAGCTTTAGAAGGGCGGTGTCTGAACCATTGACAGACTTACCAAGGGCGGTAGCAACTGCACTAAGGTCTATACCAGTGCCAGCAGCGACATCAAGAGCCAGGCTAGTTAAGCGAGTTGCCTCAGCAACATCACCGGTTGAGCGCACAAGAGAAGCGAAGGCTGGTCGGATGTCATCATCAGCCACAGCAGCCTGAGTCTGCATCGCCTTGATGCTCGCCTCGACAGAAGCAATCTGCTCATTAGAAGCGCCAACAGTATTGCGAAGCTGATTAGCCAGAAGCACCTGTGACTTGACATCTTCACCGGCAGCCTTAGTTGAATCCTTTAGTGCGGTAGCAATCGCACCAAGTCCCACACCTACACCAGCCGCAGCGAGGACACCCTTAAGTGATGAGCCTAGTTTGCCAAAGGATGCTTGAGCTTGCTTGATGCCCTTGTCATCCAGAACTGTTTTTAAGGGTATGAGAATTGAACTAGCCATCAAATGCCTTTCGAGTTAATGCGAGTGTATGCATCGCGCAAAATCTTTTCGATTGCAAGGCGAGCTGCTGGCAGGGAATCAGTTGCTGCTGGCCAGATGAAGCGAGATGGTGAGTTACCAATTTTTTCCTCGACACCCTTAAACTGTCCATTCAGCTTGTGATCGCGAGTAGTTCCCTTCCAGTTATATGGGCGGGTGTAGCCAGACTCCTGATAACCCTTGTTTGCATAGCGACCTGAGCGCCCACCCATGTCGGCAAGGCTAACCGCAGGGTTGCCCACTTTGACCCGCACAAGGCTGGTTTCAGCCGATCGCCCAGATTGAGAGGTGCGGAACTGTGGCTTGACATCGAGTGCCTTGTGAGGTCTGCCCTTAGCATCAATGGCATTGTTCCAGTTTAGGCGCGCACCTGGTCGCACCATTCCGCTGTTAGGAGTTACTTTGCTAATAGCGCCCTTGATGGCGGTAACAGTAGGGGCGGCAACAGCCTTCGCATCTCTAACCAGTTGAGTGCGGAGAGTCGGATCAATCGCCTTGAGGCGCTTCTGAAGCTCGCGGATATTGGTAACAGTTAGGGTATCGCCAACTTCACCCATGCGCGCAAAGCTCGCAATCTGAAACTTGATGAGTTCGCTGGCCATGCTTCTATTCTACCGCTCGAAGAAATCTTGTCTTATTTGCTTGCTTGTTCTGAAACTTGTGCTACATTAGACACATCAGCAACACACACTGAAAACAAAGGGAGAAACAAATGCAAACCATCTACACCACCGACATCCTAGACAAGCCAGCCATTCACAGAAGTGGTGATGACTTTGCCATCTATCAGCCAACCGCCCCATTCCTAGATTCGCATGGTCTAGTTGTTGCCCAGCTAATCGAATACACCGATGGCGAACTAGAAACCACCTCATACTATTCGCGCGGTTGGGCATACTGGAACTTCCTAGACATCGAAGGCGATAACTTCGACATTGCCAATGAGGCGATGGATACTGAGCGCTACCTATTCGGTGACATCGACATGACCATCTCATTCGCCAGCGAAACAGTCGAGCAGATCTCCAGCGACACAATCCCACACACCAACCCATACTGGCAGATGCTAGTTCTCCGCCTCGCCTATGGCCAGATAACCAGTGGCAAAGAGTTCAATGACATCCTTGCCAACTCAAGCCACACCCCAGAGCAGATTCAGCGGATGCTAGACCTCGCGGCTGGTGCGATCCTGCAAGGCATAGACTTCCGACTCACAGGACTCAAAACAATCTAGACAGAAGAAAACCCCCCGAGATAATCAGGGGGTTTTCTTTTAGCCTCTGGGCAGGTTACGGCTAACCAAGTATCTGCCCATTGTCCAAAGCATCCGCTCACTCTCCTGCATTAGCACTTGAGGGGCGATGCCTGTTTCACAAGCAAGGCTGGCGATATACCAATGAGCGGAACTATCGCCAAGCCCGACTATTTTGGGGAAGACTCAGGCCCTACCGAAGCGACATCCGCCAACCAAGCATCGAACTCTTTGCTGGTTAGTTTCTGTCGGCTCAGAGAAGTCCAGGCAAGCCAGACTAGGTGAGTGAACTTCATTTCAGACTCGAGCTTAGTAACACTCAAGTTGAACTTGTCCTCGAAAGCAACAAGATCAGGGGCGGTCGCAGAAACTTCCTGCGACTCACCAGACACAAACTCAATGCGCAGGTTAATCTTCATGAGTTAGAGTCTAGCCCTGATTAGGCAGTTGCGCGAGTTACAGTGCCAGAGGTAGGCCAAGTAACCGAAAGGGTTGCTAGGTCACCAACTGATGAAGCGAAAGGCTGGTAAGAGTTGCACAGCGCAATCGCGGTATAGCTCGGGTTGGTGCTGCTCACCGATGAGGAAGTTGGGGTGATGACCACAGTTGCCGCAGTGTTGAATAGTGGGAACAGGGTTGCATCAACAGAAGCAGCACCGAAGTCCTGGTTGAAGTTCAGGGTGATTGAACCTGACTGCAGACCACCGGTAACAGTGCGCCACGCGCCGCCGAAAGTAGTGGTGTCAACCTCATCAGCCGAAGGTAGGTCAACAGAGGTTAGCGATGACGAAAGGTTAGTGCCATTGACAGTCACCTTGTAATCAGTAGCAACAAACTTTGCCATTGTATTTCTCCTAGTTAGTTAGCCTGGACAACCAAGTCAAACTCGGCAGCCAAGTAGGTATTTTCCGCTATGGTTATTGATCCATAGTTTCTCATTGTGGTCACTGTGCAGTCATAAGCATTTCCGCCTAGTGTCCTATCTGATTCTACCGCAACCTTGATACTGGCTGACCCTGTAGGGGAACAGTAAGCATCAAGGCTTGCTTGCGAAGTGCGCTCAGATACGCGCCCAACAACCACAGTGACTGTGAAGTTGTAAGTATTTAGACCGCCCGAACTGAAGCTCTTGTGATAGTCCACAGTGCTTGGGGCAACAATGGCATAAGGCGGATTAACATTGTCAGGAATGAAGCCGGTGGCTGAAGTGCGAAGCCCCGAGATAGTGCCTAGGTTAGTGGCAATCCCTGTCCGAAGTGAAGCAATCGAAGCCACTAGGCGAACTTCACAATCTTGTAAGGGTCAACCAACTGGGCAACATCAGGGTCAAGCTTTGAACCGACTCGCATGAAGCCGAGGTCTGGGCTGGACAGAACACCGAGAGGTGAGTCTAGGCGCTTGAAGATTCGGCTTGCCTGAATGATACAGGCTTGCTTGATAGCGATAGGGATTGAAGCCCAACCCCAAACACCAGTCACCTTAACCAAACCCTCACCATTGAGATAAGGGAAGGTGTAGTCCTGGATTGCGCGCAAACCATTGTAAGGAACAGCCAAACCATCAACTCGACCATTCAAAGGCAGAAGCTCATAATCGGTGGTAGCCCAAATGGTGTCATAAGAACCATCTGCTGAGAAGTCGGTGGCAACTTCGGTGATGCTGGTCGCATCATCAATCTGGCAAATGAAGTCATTGTCTGCTGCGAAATAGCGAGCGGTAGCCGATCCCTGAGTGTAGAAAGAGCGCGCGGTGTAAGAATCAAGAAGTCGGCTGGCAGACTCAATAGCCATCTCAAGCAAAGAATCATCAATGGTATCGGTGATGCGCAAGGCAGCCTTTACCTCTGCAAGAGTGGTGTAACCATTTGTAATCGCCATGCTTCTATTCTATCGGTTGGCTAACCGCGCCTTTATGTCGGTGCTAGAGATGCCAGCAGTGTAAGGAATATAAACAAGGCCGATACCGCGCTCATCCAACCAATCCTGAGTAAAGCCCATTTGGGTGTAATAGTCGCGCCTAGCCCAGTCAGAGCCGATAACAACTAGATCAGGATTGACATGCTCAATCGCTGGCTTGCTATCAGCACCAGCCCAGTTAGGGATAACCAGGTCGACATAGCGACAACCGCGAAGAACAGCCTTGCGCTCCTCATAATTCATCACTAGCCCCTTGCCCTTATAGGCAAGAATGAACTCATCTGTGTTGAGGCTCACAGCAACCAAACCATCTTCACCGGCTAGTTCTTTGCACCGCTTCAGAAAAGCAACATGGCCAGAATGGAACAAATCAAAAGAGCCACCTGTGTAAACAGTTAATCCCATCGGTTCGCCCTTCTAGTTTTGAGAGTCCAACCACCCTGCGAGAAATCACCCTCGGCTTGCTTGTCATCAAACAGGCGCATATTCGCGCCAAAGCTTCTATGATTCATCTCTTGATAACCGCTGTTTAGAGTCGAACTGTTGTTATGGTGAACAACCGCATCAATGGTTTTGATAGGCACACCATGATGGCGCACTCGGCGCTCAAGGTCATTGTCATCAAAATAGAGCGGATAAAAGCGC